GGAAAAGAAAGGGAAAAATACACTATATGGTTTTAAATTTGATGAAAAATATTTAGAACGTGTATGGGGTAATGATAATGTTAATTTATGGGATGAAGAAAGTAATAGTTATATAACGGCAAATAATGATAAACAATGGATTACATACACAGACTACTATATAGAATCTCATAATAAAGATTTTTACTTTGAGAATACTTATCTTTTAAAAGATTATAAGGGAGAGTATAAGAAAATAACTTCAACGAGTGTAGAAAAAACAAACGTATTAGCAGACCGTTTAAATACGGAATTTTTGCCATATTCATCAAAAGAATGTGTTTGTATTAATAATGTTATTTACCCAGTTTTTTCATCCAGATATGTAAAGTTAGAAACTACCAATAATTCATTAATAAGAAATAAAATTTTCTTAGTTGAAAAATATAGAGGAACTGGTACTGAATACATCAAAATAGGTGGGTCAGATACTTTCTCTAAAAACGGAGAAATTAGTGGCAATACTATAAATGAGGGTAAACTTATTAATTATAATGGAGAATACATTATTGTTGATAATAATGAAGTTAAACTTAAAGATGCTAACATATCATATACATACCCTTTATTTGATGCGCATACTACTTTAAATGATATAGATTTATTTGTTAAAGATAAAAAAATATATACAATTCAAAATGGTTTGAATGGAGATATTGAAAATGGTTTTACTCAAAATATTCAAGAATCTAAAGAGGTGATAAAAGACAAGATACCATGTAAAGATATTTTAATTTTAGAGAATGGATTGAATATTGTGCATACATATGAGTTAGAAGATGCTGGCTATATTACAGGTTATACTGATTCCAAAATAGACTTATTGAAACCGTCTGTATTATACTATGACGATATAGGAAATGAAATGCATGGTTTGAATCCGCTAAAGGAAACTAAATGGAGTAATGGTGAGGAAATTAATGATAATAATGGAACAAACCCACTCTATGCACAACCTGTCGAAGGAACAGTATTAACACCATATTACAATATCAATAGTGTAACAAATCTGACAGTCCTTAAAGGTGAGAAATATGAATTTGCCGACAAGATGTTCAATGGTAACTTAATATCCAATATGGCATTTTATTGTACTAACAAAGAAGGTAAAATAATAAGTGATAAATACACCGACAAGCAAAGTATAAATGCTATAAATAAAGTATTGGAAGAAGTCGGAGAGTTAAATGATGACAAACATATCATGTGTGATATAACATATCATATAAATGCAACATTAATGATAGATAATGGAACGTATGTGATACCAGAAAATTATTCAGATGGAGTAACATTTAAAGAAACTGTAGAGTTTGTTAAGAAACAAGAATTTTTCAATACATCTACCACAACTAAAATTTTGGTATGGTATTATGACATAGTACGTAAAGAGGAACTTAATAAGTCTGATTTATATGGTAGAGAATGGTCAAGTCCAAAGGCGCATTTCTCATTACCAAATGCAAGAATGGGAAAAGTAACAACATACGTAGATATGAATACTTACAATGACTCAGTTGTTCTACCTCTTTTCAGAGAAGAATATCGTTTTGGTAGTTCAGCACCGCAAATTACAAAAAGTAATATTTATATAGATAGAGGAATAAATTATGCTTTTGACAAGCATATTAAGTTAGGAGAAGTTTCTTCTTTTGAAGCTTTGGAAAATTATTCAAATAGCTTCTTTAATATAATAGATAGTTAAAATATATACAATGGCAATAGGAACTTATGGTTTAACAATACCAATGCAATTTAAAAGTGATGAAATATCTAATATGGTAGATATTTATTACACTTTTCATCCATCACGTGCTTATGATGATTTTGAAAATAGAAAATTTATTAAATTAGATTCTTCTATTTTAAAACCAGCTGTAAGAGAAATGAATGATGGGGAACAGGATGATGTTGTTGAAGGTATGTATAATATTCATTTACCTTTATCTGAATTTGGAAGAAAGGGATTTTACACTGTTTATATTAAACCTAAAGAAATAAAGGCAATTATTACCGATGTCGGTTCTCTTTCTGCTTTTCCTAATGTAAGAGGAATTGTATTAGATTCTACAAAACTTAATGAAAGCATTCGCCAAAAAGCAGTATCTAATAATAGTCTTGTAGGATATCGTGTAATCTTTATGGATGATTCCAATGAAAGACGTAATGAGTACCGTATCATTACATCTAATAATAAATGCGAACCACTTGTACAAGTTCCTAATACATCCAGTGATAAAAGTTACTCTTATCGTTATAATGAAAGTTCAAGCCTTGTGTTTTTAACTTTATCACCATCAAGTGCACCAAGTTTTAAATCAAATGCAACTCCTTTTATAGGAAAACCAACTCAGGAGATTATATTAGTAAATACGTTTTTTGAACCTATTGCGTTAGAGATTGAAATGGTTGAACATGATATGGATACAATATCAATGATGATAGAGAACTCTCAATTAAGAGACCTTGATAATGGTCTTGTATCAACATTTAATCAAAATAACGAGATATATCATCAAGCAGAACATTTCACTCTTAAAGACCAATATACAGGTAAACCTGTTTACGAAGTTAAACATAAAAGAGAAAATAATATTGATTTCACTCAAACAATAAACGATAAAATATCTTAAAGATGGGTTATATAAAAAGTCACTCTAATTACGTTTTGAAAACACGACACCAATTGGTAAATGATGGTGTCGTGAATGAAAGAGATATAACAACTATAGGTGGATTAAATCAATTCGCTAAAGGTCAAACACCCATTTATAAGAGTGGTAACTTTATTATTACTGTTAATGATGACAACACAACTACACGTACTGTAGAGAATGGAAAATGGGTTAGTAATTCAGATGGAGAAATATGGACATTAAATAATGTTAAGAACATTACTAATAAATCTCATGTAGATAGTTCTCCAGAAAACATGATAGTTTTAAAACAAGATTTCTATGATTTAAGAGAATTTGCTTATTATGGGTCTTGTTCAGAATTAATACGCACATCATTAATTGATATTTTAAAACGTTTTCCTGGTGAATTATTCGCACCAAGTAGAAAAGGTTATACAAATGATGAAGCACCTATTGTCGGTATTAAGGTAAACTATTATGACGAAAATGTACAGAACGATGGTTCTCCCTTACAACTTAAATTAGGAGAGAAACTTGCTGTTAATTACAATAACCAAGTTGAATATGATTTAGAAATACTTGATACCGACCCTAATAGTCCAGAATATAACAAGACTTATCATACAAATTCATTTAGTAGAACAAGACTAACAGAGTATGACTATAACGATAATGGTGAACCTAATACTCAAGAATTTATTGATGCTAAATGTGAATACAAAGAAATAATTGGAGCGACCCCATTGTACGATGGAGAAGGACTTTTCTTACTTGATAATCCTTTTAATATCAATATACATTCTACATTTATTAGTAATGAAGAAATAAAAAATCCTCTTAAATATTTTTGTAATGGTGGAGCATCGAATTATGAATTAGTTATTGGTGATTATAATTCTACAAAAGAAATAGATTCAGTAGTAAGTGAAGTTACAGAAGATTCAATAATAGGTGCATGTCATGGTGATAAATTAGGGGATGTTATTATTACGTTTGAAGGTGGTATTAAGTTAACAGTACAAGTATATTTAGGTAATAATGATGAAATTTATTATATGCTTGATAAAGAAAACTTTTTACTAATGGCGGAAAATGATTATCATATACGTCCAAAGAAAGAATGGTTTAACAAGTTTTATAATGAATGTGATTCTTTTGAGAAAATTCTCATAAATCCTAATAGTACACCAAAATATACAGCTTCTTTTCAGATAATTAAAGAAAATGACTTTGGATATTATACTGAGGTAGAATCATTTACATTTCCAACAACTTACGGTGGATATAATATAATTGGTATGACATCATTGTATGATGATTACACATCTCGTTTAGCTGATATTGCTGCTTTCTATGACGAGCGTTTTTGTGATAATCTATATCGTTCAATGACCCATGAGGCTATTAAAAATTTTGATTGGACAAATTCTTCAGATGCAGATGATAATGAAGATAGAAACGGTAATAAATTATCTAAAGTTCTTAGAATTATCTCAAGGGAGTTTGATGAAATAAAATCCTATATTGATTCTATACATAATATAAATTCTGTAACCTATGACCAAATTTCAAATATACCCGATTATTTCCTCTCTGACGTGTTAGAATTGGACGGGTGGGATGTTAATAGTATAAAGCCATTTAAACTGTCTGAGTACGAAATAAAGAACGGTAAAAAGACTTTATTGCCATCAACTACTAATAACGAATCAGCTGAAAAGTTTAATCATTCTAATAACAATGTTCCTATAGAAAGAGTTTTTAGTCATGACGAAGAACTTTTAGTAAATGCTTATGGTAGTTATAAAAATTCTACTAAGAATGGATATGCATTGTTGTGTACAAAAGATGGTTGGGTAAGAGATTGTAAGAATCCTAATAATATCCATAGAGATGCTTTTATTAGAGATTATAGAGATGATAGAAAATACTCAATGGATGAACTTAATAACGAGTTCATGCGTCGCTTGAAAATAAATTCTAAGCATATCTTAAGGCATAAGGGTACTGTTCAAGGTGTTGAAATGTTATTAAGCCTATTTGGATTAAGAAGTAAGAACTGGTACGATAAAACTCTCTTATTTGAAAATGGAGAACGTTGTAGTGGAAAAACAGGGCGTGAAAGAATGAATAGTTTAGTTCCGTATGACTACGAAATAGAAGAATATACTTCATTTGCTCACCCTATAGAAGAAGAGTGGGATGATGTAAACAAAATGTATAAAATAGATTGGTATAATTCTACTAAAATCATAGATTATAATCAATATACTACTAATACACATTCCACAGGTATTTCTGATTATGTACCTTACCAAGGTCTACCTGTTAGTTATTTAGACGTAGAAGAAGAGAATGGTACAAAAACTTACCTTAAACGTGGTGGTGGTGGTGTGACATCTAAAATCAAAGAAGCATATATTAATTCTGATGGCAAACCAGTACTAAAAAGAAAACTTTATCCATATTTTAGTAAAAATGAACCTATGGATGGAGATTTTTACTTCCAAATGAATGGCGGTTGGCTAAGCAGCCGTATAGAAAGTTTTAATTCTGAACCATTTAGTTTCTTAATGGATAAAGATGATAATATATATTCCAATAACACAGAGGGTTTAAAAACGTACTATGAAACGTTGAGAACGATTAAATCTGTAGATAGTATTCAAGAACTTGTAAACATTCATCAAGATAAACTTGAAAGCGGTGATGTATATTACGTTAAGAATATTAGTGGAAATTATGCTATCATAAATGGTTATGTAAATGAAGTATATAGTGAAAAAATAAAAGAAGATGAATATCACTATGTTTTATTCACCGTTAATCAAGGAACAATAAAAGTCGGTGATAATACTATAAGAGATTACGTTATAACTTATAATTCAAATTTACAGCAAATATCATATAACCTATATGACATGCAGGATGGTGAAACTATTAAATGTTATATTAATACTTCAGATAAAAACAAAGATGAGTTTATTTTGTTACAAGGAAATGTGAATAACGTTGTAACATTCTCTTTATTGCAAGATAATACAGAAGCAAATAATAAGTTAACAAACTATTTCAAATTAGATTTACCAGAAAATTCAAGAACAATAACAGCATATGACAAAACAAACCAAGCGTGGTCTTCTGGTTGGAGACGATTAACAACTGGTGATGCTGAATATTTTGTACTTAATGCAATAACAGATTATTTTAAAGGTAATAATCCTCATTGCGGTAATATGAAATATGATTGTGGTCATGAGTATTTTAAATATTTCAAGAATTTATTTAAATATGCTTATGAAAATAATTTATTTGATGACAGATGTTATCGTGATGGTTTAAATGATATTGCGACTAATGTTTACCCTATCGGTTTTACAGGATTAGTTGATAGTAATGATAGCGTGGTTAATTACGACAAATATTTGTTTACTGATAAAAAGGTACACTATTTTGGTAATTACTTATCACCTAATGGACACTATCACATCTATACAGATGATGAAAATGTTGTAAAGAACAATGTTAAACGTCATGGTACAAATCTTGTTGAATCGTACGCTCTCAACCAAATATTAAATGGAGAAAGAGGAA